TGATGACAATGATCCGGGTGAGGATTGTACCACCGGACTTCGTATTCAAAATATGGGTCGTATGACTCCATACGGAAACACATATCGTTTCTTTATTGATGCGGAAACACCGACTTGTATTTTACCGCTGAATGCTGGTTACTCTGGACTCGGTGCGAGAATCGCAACTCAAACACCGTTTATTCTTGTGACAACTTCAGAGGAAGGATTCTGGAACAATCACCCGAGCGATGTTCCGTGGGGAGACACTTGGTCCACCGCAGAGCAAACACCATCGGGTCCGCTTCGCTACTTCTTGGGACAAGATCCACGACAGGATTTTGATTCACACTTTCCAATGGGTGATCTTCCCGATTGTGTCGGTGTTCCCGGTCTTGGTGACAACTACCCCTGTGCAGGTGTCGCAACTCCATACCGTCTGAACCAAACCAACAATTTGATCTTGGGTGAAAACAATGATATTTTTACATTGTCAAGACTTATTGTTGTCGTAAATTCAAATGCTCAAAATGCAAAGATCGGTGAGAATCCTTTTATGCAACTTACCACAAAGGGAAATGTAAGATTCAAGGGTGGTGTAAACCTGAACAAGTATGACGGTTTGCCACACTGGAATTATTACGAAACCATCGGTTACTTCGGAGATGCTACCCAGTCCACAATCTGGGAAGACTTGAACTACGATGACAGAGTTGATTTTGGAGACTTGCTGATGGTTCTGAATGACGCAGAAAGATATGACGATGTATTCGATGCAATTCTGAAAATCCTTGGGGCTTGGGGAAACTCAAATTCCTAAATAAATTTGTTCGTCACCAGCGAACAATTTTTATAAAAGGGGATTTGGTATGCTTAGACCATTAGCGTTACTTATTACTACGGCTGCATTTGGAGATATTGCCGGTGATCCAACTGAGTTTATGTCGTATGAAGTTTGGTCACAGAGTGAAGATGGTTTTTATTCGGCGACCGTATCCTCTGCTGTGTATACCGAACCCGAACAACAAGATGTCGTAGGTCTTCCCGAAGGTGCGATGCTGGTGACAATCACTGTTGAAAACAGTTGGGAGTCAATGCTGAACATCGAAGACCTCGACATCTACGTTGGGGAAAGCACATCAGAAATTGCTTCTCTTGTGATGCCGGGATACTTTTTTAATAATCCAATTCAAGACCAAATAGATCCTTTTTACAATGCCCCGGACTATGTGGACTTTGCTTACGAGACAGGTCTATTCTCTTGGGACTGGGGCTTTTCGGACGATGCGACAACGGATTCATTGGCTCCGGGGGAATCTTCAACTATTTGGATTCTATCGTGGGCAGAAGAATATACTACTTCCCCCGGAGTTCTGCAAGGTGAGGGTTCGGCGACAATTTTTGAAACATTTATGCCAGATTTAGAAACGGTTCCCGTTCCTGCTCCCGCGTCCGTTGCCTTGGGTGGTGTAGGCATTCTTATGGGTGGTAGAAGAAGACGCTACTAAATAACTGTATGAAGGATTTTCGTACATTTATTACAGAAGAATTAGATAAAGCCGAACAGTATCTTCAAAAATTCGAGGATGCTGTTTCTTCCACACATCGCCGTGCAGATATTAACGGTCACACTTTTTTTGTACCTTTAAAATTTAAAGATGAACTTCCAAATAAAATGATCGCCTCTGCATTCCAAGGTGACGAGCCTGCTGGTTGGGTTGGGCTTCTTGAATATGTTAAAAATAATAAACCTCAAAATGCAAATGTTACATATTTGCCTATTTTTTCAAAAGAAACTTTTCGGAGCGGGAAGCACGAAGATCCTCGTGGGGAAAACCCAAATCACAATATTCCCCAAAAACCATCCCAAGAAACCTCTCGACTTTTGGCAGCAGAAGACAAGTGGCTCCCGCTCGCCTCTGGAGGCTTCCTAGACCTCCAAGAAGACCCGTACAGGGGGGAAGGCTATGCTTTTGTCTGGAGCGACAGGGGCGACGTAGGCTCCCGTATCGTGGATCTAATCTCAGAGTATTTTGATCTTTTTGGCGACGGTAGGATCGACTCTGACGATCAAGGAATGTTCGGAGACTACCTTGCCACCAAAGGCATCACACCGTCTGTGACGAGCGAGACACCCATCGTAGACGAAGATATGGATAAGCGTGTGAAAGTAAATGTTGAAATTATAAAGGAATTCCTCAAATGATTCGTTTTGGTAATTTTCTAAATCAATCCGTTCTTCACGAAGCCGCTTCGCAAAAACATAAAATTATGATGCGGCGACCGACACCGATGTTCCCTGATGCAAAAAACATCAAATTAGAACCGCCACCTAAATTGTCATCTCCGTCAACCAAGATCGAACTCGATGAGGTTCGGGATGCGATGATTATGTCAGATGAAAAATTAAAATATCTTCTAGACTTAGATAAAAATTATATGAAAATGATGTCGGAAATAGTTGGTGGCGAAATGGATTTGATCAATGAAATCAAGCGGCAAATCGACACGACAACATTAAATATGAAATATTCGTTCAATCGACTTCGACCAAAAGAAACCGCAGAGTATTATGGTGAAACCCTAAAACCATTTGTTAAAGTTGATACACCAAGTTACCCAAGTAATCACACCGCTGTTGGCGAAACAATCGCAGGAATTCTTTCACGAAAATATCCAGAGTTTAAACGGGATCTTGAAAGGGTGGCAGAGGACAATTCCATTTCAAGAGTTGAGTTGGGTGTTCACTTTATGGGTGACGTTGAAGCCGGAAAAGAACTCGCAGAACAATTGTTAAATAAATACCAACCAGAGGAAGAACTTGTCAAACCAAAGAAACAGTATCGCTATGGTGATCTTCCCGCACCTGTATATGGTAAGGAGGCATACTAATGATTTGGTTAAACGAAGAGGATGAAAGACAAATGCAAGAGGCAATTGGTCAATTCAAAGATGTTGTTCGTGACGCAGAGAAAATCGCAGACGAACTTAAAAAAACAATCTTTATTATGCAACACATTACAAACGGTAACTACAAGTATGCAGAAAATCGAAACGACATTCGCAAACTTGAAAGACAACAATACGAAATCGTAGACAAGGTAAACCCGTGAACATTAATTCAAAAAAAGTAATCAAAGAAGAGCGTGCCAAATATAACAAAGGCGATGTTTTTGAATTTGTAATCTCCGCTGCAATGGTGGCTAGGTTTACAGATCGCTATGACGATGGATCGGGAATGCCACTTACTCCACAATCTGTTGAGGATGTGATGGCACAATACTTTGCAGGAAACCGACAATGGGAGGTTGACGAAGGTGATAATCAAATAGATGTTGTTCTTTTTGATACGGCTGCCCTTCCCGGTGCTGCTTTGGTGCAGTTAAACACTCCCGGTTATCGTGGGTCCAAGGAAATACAAGATATGGTAAAGTCTTCAATCTCCGCAGTAAAGCGTGGAACGATTGGTGATTTGGCAGATGAAGTTATTTCAAATAATCGTGCCGATAATGTTGTAATTCGTCCCGTTGGAACACTTGCACAATCAGCAACCAAATCTGATGTTGACGTTTATGTTAATGGAACTGAAGTTCGCCGAGCAGGTATTTCTTTAAAGTATGAGTCGAAAAAGGAAACGCAAATTGCACAATTCTCAGGAAGGGATTCTGTGCAATCTTTAAGAAGTGCCTTTGCAACTTTTGGTATTGAAGTCAAACCTGCACTCAAGACTGTTGAAAAGGCAGTGAGTCAACTTGGTGGTGTCTATACAGGTCGTGATGATCCGTTGATTCAAAAAGATAAATCAATTATGTTCCCTGCCGTCCGTAGCGTCTTTGATTTTGTTTCAAAGAAGTTCTCTGGTAATTGGCTTGCAAACGTCAGGAATGCTGCTACTCTGGCTGATGGGTTCATCAAAGCCGGTCGAGGTCAGGAAGAGGATGTTGAGATTATTAAAGGTTCTGGATCCAAATCAATTACATTCAACCGAGCAACCTTTGAAGCATTAAAAAGAGGACTTGCCACCTCTGCTAAAAATAAAGCAATCATCTGGCGTATTGGTCAAGAGGGTGGCAATCCAAAGATTATTCTCGTTGCAGACGGTCTGGAAGTGTTTAGTATTCGTTTCCGTTATGATGCTGACTCAAACAAAGATAAGACTCAGTATCGTGTAAGATTTAGAACTTATGTCCAAACAGGCAAACAATTGCCAGCATTCATCGAGAAGTATTAATGATTGAGTTTTCTCGTTTTCTAACTGAACAAAAGAACTTGCACCTTGAGCATCTTGAGGACGAGTTGTTCAATCGGGGTGCAGTCGGTGTGAGTGAAGCAATTGCTTTTCTTAAGTCTTTGACTGATATGTTAAAGGGCGATGTAAAGAGTCCGATTGATGTGACTGTAAAGTGGGATGGTGCCCCTGCCGTCTTTGCTGGAATCAATCCAGAAAACGGTAAGTTCTTTGTTGCGACAAAATCACTCTTCAACAAAACACCAAAAATCAACTATACCAACGCAGACATCGATGCCAACCACGGCGGCGGTCTGGCTGATAAACTAAAGGTTGCTCTTGCCAATCTGAAAGGGTTGGGAATCACTGGTGTTCTTCAAGGAGATATGCTCTACACAAAGGGCGATCTTTCTAGTCAAACAATTGGGGGAGAGTCGATGCTTTCATTTACACCCAATACAATCACTTATGCGGTTCCGGCAAACAGTGATTTGGCAAAGAAAATCAAATCATCAAATATGGGTATTGTGTTTCATACGACATACTCTGGTAACACTATCGCTAATCTGACAGCATCATTTGGTGCAGACGTTTCCAAACTGAAAAAAACAAATAAAGTCTGGTATCAGGATGCTGCATACCGTGATGTTTCTGGCAAGGCAACGATGACAGCAAAACAAGAAGAACAGATTCGACGATTCATCAAAGGCACAGAAAGAATTACAAAATCAGAACGCAAGACTATTAAAGAAATCGTCGGTGGTCCGATGAAGGATATTATTAAAATTTACTTGAATCAAAATGTCCGTGGTGGTGTCGAGCAGGGAACATCAAAGGGGTTTGCTGCGATGATGAAGTCTCGGTTTGAAGCAAAAATTGCAGGACTAAAAACCGACAGGGCGAGAGAAAGAGTCGAACAAGAAATGAATGAAATGATTTCATACTTGAAAAAAATCTCACGAAACTTGGATCAAATTTTTATTGCACACTTCTATCTTGCACAGGCAAAGATGCTTGTTCTAAAGAAGTTGCAAGCACTAAATACTATGCCGTCGTTCATTAAAACGGATAGCGGTTATCGAGTCACGGACCCAGAAGGGTTTGTGGCAATTTCTAAAAACGGGAATGCTGTGAAACTTGTAGATCGTATGGAGTTTTCCCGAGCAAACTTTACAGTAGCAAAGGATTGGACAAAATGAAACTCCCAAAAGAATATAAAAAATATGCAGTTCCCGGCGGATACGAAAAATGCACTTCTGCATATGGAAAAAAGATGCTTAAAAAATTTGGCTTTGGTCCTACAGTAAAAACAATTGAATCTGTAGTCGAATCAACTACAAAGAAAAAAGCAACTCGCACGAAAAAGACTACTAAATAAGATTGAGGACTCGCCTCAGCACCAAAGGAGATTGATATGGATTTTGTAACTACGTCTTACGGATTTATCGCACACACACTTATTTCGTTTACACTTGGTGCTTTGATAGGAAAACCCCTCTGGGAATGGGCTAGATCGTTTCTTCCTTGGAATAAATGATTTTACAGTTCGTGACCAGATGTGGGTGGCTACAATCAAAACAAACCCGGAACTAGGAGGTGATCAAGCATATGCAACCACAAAACGTTGGAGTGAATAACTATGCTGTTGTGGAGGAGCGAAGAGGTAAGAAGGCGGTCTTAACCTTTGGACGCTTTAATCCACCCACATCTGGTCACGAACTGTTAATCAATAAGGTTCTTGCCGAGGCAAAAAAACGAAGGGCTGACAACTTTATCTTTGCCAGCCATTCTCAAGATAAGAAAAAGAATCCGCTCGATTCAAGAACGAAAACAAAACATATGAAGTCCCTTTTTAGGGGGGCTAATGTTATTTATAATACTTCAATTCGCACAGTGTTTGATGCCATTGGCTATCTAGCCGATCAAGGTTACAAGGACGTTACCGTTGTCGTTGGTGGTGACAGAACGGCAGAATTTGAAAGAACGATTCGCCCATATGTCAATCATCCAGATCCAGATAAATCATTTGATCTTGAATCCTTTGAAGTCGTGAGTGCAGGACAACGCGATCCGGATGCAACTGACGTTACTGGGATGTCTGCATCCAAAATGAGAAAGTCTGCCGCTGAAGGTGACTTCCGAACATTCCGTCAGGGTGTTCCATCTGCTGCTTCTGACCGTCAGGCACGAAAACTTTTTGATGATGTTCGTAAAGGTATGGCTGTATCTGGAGACATCATCGAAGAAGTCGAAACACCACCTGAAAAAATCAAAGTTTTAGTTTTCTCTGGATATAGTGAAGAAAATGATAGAAACTTGATGAAGACTGCTGGCAGAATTAAAGATGAATGTGATGAAAAGGGAGTCGAGTGTTTTGTTGCATTTGTCCCATATGCTAGATCAATTAAAAATGAAGATGGCACACGCACAGTTGTAAATAAAGATGGTAAAGAATTTATTGCAAATCGACACGATACAGTTGTTGTGGTTCGGGGTGCGGCTGCCGGAAACAGCGGAACACTTGATCTGATTTCTTCCTTTGAAAAGGATGGTTTCTTTGTAATCAATTCCCGAGAGTCGATTGACATCTGCTCTGACAAATATCGCACAGCATTAACTTTGGTTGAAGCAGATTTACCAACCCCCCGAACAGCATTGATTACAGATCCCACAAAGATTAATGAAGTACACGAACAAGTTGGTGGTAATTTCCCAGTCGTTGCAAAAACGATTCGGGGATCCAAGGGTAAAGGTGTCTTCATTCTTGAGAGTGAGCAGTCACTTAAATCTACAATTGATGCCGTGATGAAAATCGATGACGAACAAGAATTGATTATTCAAGAATACCTTAATATTGACAATGATATGAGAGTTATTGTTTTAGATGGGGAAGTCATCGCAGTGATGGAGCGAGGAAAAGTAAAAAATGATTTCAGAACGAACTTTTCTCTTGGTGGCGATATTAAACAAATTAAAATTAGTGAAGAGATTGCTAAAATTGCGAAACGGTCTGCCAAGGCTGTTGGTGCTTACTTCTGTGGAGTGGACATTGCTATCTCTGGGAGAACAAGAAAACCTTTTGTAATTGAAGTAAACTCTTCTCCCGGTTCTGAGGGTATTGAAAAGGCTACAGGTGACAATGTTACTTCGATGTTTATTGATCATATTTTAGATAAAGACAACTGGAAATATCCACCCACAGTTGTCGGTCGAAGAGAAATGATCTCTATCCCAGAAATTGGTGATCTTGAAGCAAAGTTTGATACAGGAAATATGGTTGTCAACTCGATTCACGCAGACTCATATGAAGTTCGTGATGGCATCGTTTATTGGGAAACACACGGTGAAAAATATGAGAATGACCTTCTTGATATCTTGACGGTTCTGCAAGGTGCGGTTGCTGCAAACAAAGAGCAACGTCCAATGATCGAACTTGACATTGAGTTTATGGGTAAGAAATATCCAAAGCGTAAGTTTACTCTGGATGATCGTAGTAATAAAGGCACACCAGTTTTGATTGGTGTTCCGTTTATGAAAGAATTTCACATCATTGTGGATCCGGGTAAGAAGTTTATCAAAACTGAAAGACTTGAAGAAGAATTCTTACCAAAGGCAATTCTTTACCTTGCATCGACTCTTGCTGCAATGCCAACATTCCAAAAAATCGTGGCTAAATTGGGGGGTAATGTTGAAAAAGTAACAGCAGCAATTCAGCGAACACCACCAATGTCAACTGCGATTAAAAAAGTAATTAAACTGCCAAGTATTGATAATGACGATATTATGGCAGCAATTGATAGTGCCATTAATATGATTGAAACTGGAGCGTCCTTTCTCACAATGGGCGAGGCTACTCTCACGAAAAAAGAAATGAAACTTAGAGATAAGTATGCAAAAAGTTTGAAAAAGAGAGCAAAAGGTTTCAAGAGCCGTTACGGTGATGACTACAAAGATGTCATCTTTGGAACTGCTACCAATATGGCAAAACGCAGCACTGAAGAAGAGACTGCTGATCAGGAATACCACAAAGGAACTTTGGAGGGAACTCCAGAGAGAACTAAAAAGTATAAGCAAGTCACACCCGGACAGGTAAATGAGATTGCAGATACATACTTTAACAAAGGAGGCTCAATATGAGCAATTATGGTTTTGGTTCAGGACCGTTTAGCGAAGATAACGGTGATCTTAACTCTGCGATTGACGCAGCGAAAAAGGTGATGGGTGGTTATAAGCCCGATCTTCCTTCGACGATCACACAACAACACGTTGATGATGCTGCATTAGATGTTGTTAATAACGCAAAAACACTTCAAGAAAAAAATGCAATTATTCAAAAGCACTTTTCTAACATTCCAGTTGAACTTAACGAAGAAGTCACAACTTCTCAAGTTGCTGCATTTGAAAGAATTGTTATGGCAAGGATTGGACGAAGATGAAGTCATTTAAAGAGATCAGAAAAACACTTTCGGAAGAATACTACTCTGGACCAACTGCATACGTAGGCAGTGATAGAACCAATGTAGGTGATATTACTGGTACTGATCTCGGTGGTATGGGCAGCGGTTCTGAAAAGACTCAGTATCCTACCACAAATAACATCAAAATGATTGAAGCCGGTCTAAACTCTGAACTTGTAGGGGTCGTGAAAGATCCTGTGACTGCGATCACAAGAGCAAGAACAAAGTTGAATATGACTGGTCTTTCCTTCGATATCAATGCCAAAGATATCAATATGGCTATGTCCTCTGGTGAGCCTTACGTTGTGAATCTCAATTTCGGTGGTCGTGCTTTGGGTAGAGATCCCGGCGACGAAGAAAGAGATGATTTTGCTGATGATATGGGAATGGTAGGACGAATTCCTTATGAAAAGACCCTTCCTGCTATGGATGTCTCCTTTGATATTGAAATGGTTGGAACCGGATTTAAAATTACTGCATCGATTGTGTAATGAACTTTGATAAATTGAACGACGAGAATATCGTCCTTTTTGCTATGAAACACTATGATAATCCCGCCTGTAAAGGTATCGAGGAGTTTAATGATGATTTCAATCGAATCAAATACATCAAACGACTCTTCAATCGGTATGAGTCAAACGGGAATCTCAAAGAGCGTTTGATTCTTAATCATATTATTACTTTTTTTAATGTCTTTGGAATCCCTGCGGCAAACAGATTGCTGTTTAATCGCATCGAAGAAAAACACTACACTTTCCTCAAACCCTTCTTGGTGTATTTAAATTATTGTCCCGAAGACAAGGTAAACGGTATAGACGTAACTCGTATACCGTTGGACAATAAAATCATAAATACACTGAGAGGTCTATGATGATTCAATTTGAGCATTTAATCGAAAAACTTAGAGTCTTACAAAACGTTCGCAACGTCGATATGACCAGCGAGGAGTTTTCTTACAATTACTCCGGTTCAAACTTAGCACCGATTCCAAAAATGTATGATCAGTCGGTGGAGTCTCCAGAGACTATTAGTTTTGAATTCAATATGGATCCAAAGATTCGATACGCTGTAAGTAAGTTAAAAAAAAATAAAAACCCTGACGAGGCTATTGTCTACAATCCAGACACAAAGAACGCCGAGATCATCAACAAATCTGAAACAAACGATTATGTGCAAAGAGGCTTCAAGGTAATCTACGAAGAAGCCAATGTTGCTCCTGTTCCCGGTCCTGCTGGTTTTACAAATACCAGTGGTTCTTTTGATACCATTGCAGGTATGGATAAAAGACTTGGCAGGAAACGAAATAAGAAAGAACTTGATAAATTCAACGGAAGAACTTTTGACCTCACGCCTGATATGTTTAGACGAATGAAAGAGGGCAAAGAGAGATATTCTCATTGGTCACAGTTTATTGAGGAAGAAGAAGACGGACCTGTGATCGATCAGATTCGATCCTTTTCTTTGAGAAACCCCACAAGTCCTGTAGTAATTCGGGATACTGAATCTGGAGAGAGGGCGATTCTTCGACGCAAGACAAATGATTTTAGGCTAAAACACAATAGGAGAAATTAATGGAATTTTTATCACCTGATTTCCTTTCGCTGCTCGCAGGTTCAGCGACAGGATTTTTATTCAAAGCAATGGCTGAACGTCGTGCCCAAGAGCAAGAGCGATGGAAGATGGCGATGGGCAAAGCCGAAAAAGAAAACGAACACGCCGATGCTGCCGTGAGTCGTGTCTCAATCGACGCAGGTAAACTGGTTCGTCGGTTCATTGTGGTTGTGATCTTGTTTGGCACAATCATCGCACCATTCATCATCGCATACAGCGATGGTATCACCACCGTCGTGGAACACGAATCCACCGTCTACAAGCCTTGGGACTTGCTCGGTTTGTTTGGTGAGGAAAAGGTAAGAACGTATACCCCAGTGGAGGGTTATTTGTATACAGAAGAGAATAGACAAATTCTTGTCACTATTGTAGGATTCTACTTCGGCACTGCCGTGAGAGGAAAATAAATGGCTGAATGTAAACATCAATGTATTATTTTGAAAAGAATCTGCATCTTTATCTTGGGTGTAGTGATTGGTTTTATTGGGGGATATAAGTATCACCACACAGAGGTTCAACATCGTATTCACGATAAACTTTTGAAAGAAGCCGAGCAACCAGCGGTTTACAAGAAACGACAGCGTGTCCCCAGATGAGATACTTGTCGATTCTTTTTCTCATTGGATGCTCAGGCGTGCAGAGTGTAAAGGAACCATTTGTCACTGTTGATGAACACGGTGAACCTTATGTTTATCACACAATCGACTCTGCAACACAAACCGAAACGGTTGGTCTACTTGGTGCAGGTGATGCTCTTGGAGTTGAAACCCACCAGCGTATGGAGGAAAATGCCTCAAAAAAAGTTTCGGACCCGTGGCTATATTTGGATGGGCTGTTGCCCTCTTAGTCTCGGGTTATCTTGTGTGGAAAGAGTTCTTTAGGAAAAAATCATCTTGATAATGCACGGGACTTTTGATAAGACTCGTATGCAACTTTACAAATGTAGAAAGCATCAACAATATCAGTGACCGGGCTTCCTAGATTTGTTCTATTTGGTGTAATCATTTTTTGTAGATTAATTTTTGTTTCTTGTTGAAACTGACTCACCATTTTTTCCTTTGTTGCATTTCCTTTAGAAGTAGCAAATTTCTTTACAGTCGTGGGTGGGATCACTTCTACAGGAAGACGGTTCTGGTAAAGTTTATATTTTAGTAGACCACAGTTTTCTGCAATCTGGAATATTGCTCTTCCTGATGCACCAAAAGCATAGCCCTCTAGTCCAACAAGAACAGAGCCTTGGACTTTTTCTAAAGCCCAATCCGCGATGCTTTCGTATCTTTGGCACTCGTTTGAGTAATCATCAAAGTTTGTTCCGATGAATTGGTAATCAAATGTTTTTGCAAGTGACTTTGTATTTGTCAGAAAGTAAAAGTAACAATCTTTAATTGCAAAGGGAGAATCATTTGTTTTCCCACGAAAGACGCAGATGCAAGGACCATTCAGGGAGTAATCAATCCCTGTTATCAGAATCTCGTTTTCGTTCACTTTCTGCAATCTCCGTGAGCAATTCAATCACTTTCGTCAACTTGTTGTCGATGGACTGATATCGATATACTGGAACATCCATATTTAAAATTTCACCATACAAGGATTTGTGTGAAAACTCTTCCTCAATAACTTTGATATTTGGGTTTTTGTAAAAAGGATTTGACGACGGCTTTGACGCATCGACAACTTTTGACTTCACTGGCAACTCTTTATTTTCAGAAGGAGTTTGTTCTGCGATTTTTTTGTTGGCTTCTGCCTGAATCTGTGCGGCTTTTTCTAGAGTCTTCTTATCCTCAAAAGAAAGAAAATCATTTAGTAATTGTTGTCGTTTCTTACAACCACCGCACTGTTTAATTTTACCACCACTCACAGTATCAATTGAGTGTTTGACAAGATCGCCAGCACCTTTTCCGATAAGTTTCTTTTTGATGATATCGGGCATCCAAGAAATGTTCATAGTAAAACCTCCATTGCGTAATTATTTATATGATATACTACATTCTTGTAATTTCAAGAATTCTTTGAATTTGTGCCTCACAAGCAGCCACTCTTTTTGCACCGTCCCAGAGAATGTAATCTTTCTCTGGATTTTTCTTGAGATTGTAAAGAAGTGGAAGGATCAACTTTTCGAGTTGATCCATATGATCCTTCATATCTTCAGTTGCACCTGACGCTTCAGAAACTTCTACGTCATCGGCAAATCCAAAATCAAAGTCTCCACCAAATGTGTCTTGTTTGAGTAATTGTTCAAACTCTTCGTCGATAAGTTCTCTATTGAATCCCATACATCTATTTATGCTCGATTTAACCCTTAGCGTATTGTACACCTAGAACAATAATCAGAGATGCTCCAAGTCCAACCATAAGTTTGAGGAAGTCCCGTGTCACCATCGGGAAAACCTTTTTGATTTCATCCTTTTGACGGAACGATGCAACCGCAAGTTCTCGTCCAGTAAGAAGTCCGACAAACACCCAAGTCGTTGACATCGGAATGTCGTTCATTTCTTTGAAAATGTAAAGAACGATAAAGTAGAAAAGATCAATCAGTGTTGCCGACCGAACATACTTTGTATTTCTTTTTTGTAGAACGATCTCTTGAATCTTGCCACCACGCTTTTGTAGCATCCACGCAAGACCGGCAACGAACACGGTGGAGATGATTACCATAACCTCCACTGGAATCTGTCTCGGCATAAACACAGCGATGTTTGCCATATCGTGACTCAGCCAAGTCCACCACAGGAAGCCTGTCGTGATCCACTGTCCGACCGACCACCACTTCTTGTGTGAGTCCTTGATCGACTTACCCTCGTCAATCACACGAGTCAGAGCAAACCAGATCAGATAGGCAGAAACGCCAGCGACGGCATATCCTAGCATCGACTTCATCAAAACTTTTTGTAAAACAAGAGTTGATGCGAATGCGGAAAGCACAAGAAATGAAGTTGATACAGGAATACCGAAACGAGTGAGTAGCAATAGGACTGCTGGTGCGAGTGCTTGATACCACTCTACTCCCTCAAACGGAATCTTGTTGAGTCTGCCGTATGAGATGTCACCATCGTATGCCCACCATCCATACCAGACTGCAAAGAGAAGAACCGCAGAGGCATAGCCCCACATAATCTTCCAGTTTACTTTTCTGTTGCTCGCAATCCAAGTTCCAAGCGTCTGAATCGAATCATTTGCGATGACGCTATAAGCAGCGAGAAGAAATCCAGTCCACATCCAAATCGTGATATCACTCATAGTATACTCCTGAATCAAAAATAGTTATGTTCGTATCAATTATAGATCAGTAAATATTCTGTTATAGTTTTATTAAGTTGTATAAAAAAAAACAACCCGCCTTTCGACGGGTTGCCTTTGTTGGTGTTTTGTCACTCATTAGAAAGTGAATCTCAAACCAGCACGAATTCCTTCGTCCCGATCATCATACTCAACCAGAGCCGAGACACCTTCTTTGAACTCACACACGCCACCAACGGCAAATGTGGTTTCATCAAGGTGATCATACTCAACTCGACCGTATCCAGAGAATGTATCCTCTACGGTAAACAAAACGCTTTGACCAACGGCAGTCCAGTCGCCGTTGTTGTCAGTGTAGGAAAGGTAGTTGTAACCATCTGAGATGTCTACAGTCCACAGATCCATTTCTTCACCGACAAACCCGAAGCCCAAGGCTCCAAGTTCCACACGACCACCGTAAGTCACGGAGTCGCTATCAAAAACATCATCTCCAACGATGTCGAAATCAAAGGAAACTTCACCGACATCAAATCCGATTGATGCCCCACCAGCACGACTTTCAATAAGTCCGCTTGTAGAAGATCGGGTCAATCCAAGACCATATCCTCCCTTGGTGGTTGTCATTTCGTGTGAAAAATGACGCTTGAAGTAACCAACTGTAACATCAAACAAACCGAAGTCTGCTCCAACGTGAGCATCATACAATTCAACTTCGTCAAGATCGTCGCTGGTTTCAAAAGCAAAACCGTAAACTGCTCCCTCAGACTCGCCGTATGCACCAAGCACCAAACGAGTATCAAGAGTCTCAACGCCGTCGATTGAGGTCACGGCAGTTTGACCTACACCACTAAATTCAATATCTCCTGCTGTGGTAAGGGCAGAAAGACACAATACGCTTGCGGAAAACATCTTAGCCTCCGACTCCAGAAACGAGGTCAAAGACAGAGCGAACAGCGTCCGCGAACCAAAGCACGCCGTCCCAAGCGAAGGGAACGAGAGCAAGGGTAATCAAAGTAGAGCGACAAACGCCGATCTTCTTAAGCAATCTGCAAACGCAGCCGCCACTACACGACGTAGGGCAATCATTAGGGGTTTTAGTAGCCATATAATTTCTCCTTATGTTGGCTTGTCATCTCAACTCCAAGATGACTGGATTATGATTGTAGGTTTATGTATGATACCTGTCAAGACAAATCTACGACTTCACACGAATCGCCAGAACAAGCCATTGTCTGAGATCCTGCCGTATTGTCTTCCTGTTCATAATTTTTTAATAACGTCCAATCAATATCTTTTGGTAATTTTTCTAGTAATTCTTTATATTCTTCAATATCACAGTCCTGATATGGAGCCTGCTTGTAGGTGTGATCGGAATGTGGAAGGAACGAGATACCTGAAATATTATCTAAATTATTCCAGACCCAAGCACCGACCTCAAACCATTCATTTTCCTTAACCGTGATAGTCACGGATGGTTTGTGTTCACACCAGAATTTTTGATATTTCAACCAAAGTTCCAGTTGTTCAATCGCGGTCATATCAGTTCTAAAAACTGAGTTTTCAGGAGCCTTGACGGGGAACGAGAACACGGTCACATTGTCGGGCTTCATCACGCAGGCTTCCGCAGGGAAACCTTGATCTTTCATAAATTGACACAGCGGATCTTTGTCGTCTGCACGAACGGTGCGAATGTAATATGGATTGTGTCGAGCGTGAATACCCGAAGCGGCATCCACCAGTTGAGACACGGTTCCCGATGGTTTCACACAAGTCGTGGCAACCGATTGTTCAATACCAAGATTTTTTGCATATTCACGGTTTGTTTTCACAACATCATCACGCAATTCATCAAGAATCAATTCAAGACCATCGGTGTTTCCGTTTGTCAAATCTGAATCCATAATGCCGGTCATTGAAACGCCGAGCAATCTTTCATCTTCACAATTTTTCTTCCAAGAAGATGACAAATATCTAAAATCTGTAAGAGTGGATTGCCAAGTTCCAAGAACGGTAGCCAGTCTTGCTTTTCGTCGCAGCGACTCCGGAGTATCATCCTCACGAACAACAATTTCTGTCAAGTTGCAGAATTCACAGTCACGTAAAACAATTTCAGAACAAGGATTTGTTCCAAAGTTTTGTCCAACCTCTCTTGGGCGATCATCCTTTGATCTGTTTTCGATGTTTCGCTCAATACCCTTGCGAGCCGCTTCACGATTGAAGATTCCACGCTCACCACTCTTTGACTTGTAGAGCGAAAGCCATTCTTCCATAAACTGACCGACTTCAACAGGACCATCGTAAACAGCCGAGTTGTTCGCCAATGCACGCTGTCCATCAGTGACCCACCACTGACCGGACTTGGCATCACGCATTCTATCATCCTGCAAAGACGAAAGAGAAATCAAAGCCGAACGACGAACACCGCCGACCACGACAATCTCTGCGATCTTGCAAACAATGTCGTGACATTCAATAGAAGTGAGTCTACGACCAGCCGATTTTTGGAAGGTGGCTACTGTAAATTCAAACAAATCTACCAACGGAGCAGGACCGGACGAGCGACCACCAAAAGTTTTCAATCGGTCGCCTGCTGGACGTACTTTACTCACATCCCACTTTGGAACCTGACCCATTGACAAAAGTGAAACGAGTTCTTTGTAGGCTTTTGCCCAACCAATCTTAGAGTCTGCTACCACAATCGTCGTTTCTGTCGGATGGAAATCCTCGGCAATCACAGGAAGGTTGTCTACCTCTCTACGCTCCACTGAGAAGCCCACGCCGGTTCCGCACATCAGAACATACAGAATTTCGTCAAAGGCTCTGAGGCGATTCACGGCGACGTATGAGCAATTGTATCCTGCGACGTTATCACGCTTCAACGCTTCACCCGCCGTCATCAACGCTCGCATCGACGGCATCACCTCAAGATTTACAACTGCGTCTTCAAGTTCTTTTCGTTCCTTTGGAGAAACACGATAGCCGTTTTTTTCTTGAAGATGTCCTACAAAGAAATCAAAGTATCTTGCGACTGTTTCATCCCAAGTTTCGCGGCGACCTTCATCGGGGAGCCATCTCGCGTATCTTGAAGTATGAATAAACGATTGGTAAAGCGTTGGTAGACTCATTCATTTTCCTTTCCGTCGCACAAATACTTCCAAGAAATCGGAAATAATGGTTGGATCAGTGAATCAATTGCCTTTGCGTATTGACGAACTTCCCATTGAGCGTGTTCATCAAGACGAAGACTACAAACCCTTGCGAACGCCGCAAGGCTACCCGTCCAGTACCATTCAGTAAACATTGCTTGTGGCAAACAGAACCTTGCTTGTTCTGGTGCGATGCCTTTATCTATAAGTTCTCTATAAAGGTCAAAAGAATATCTGCAAAGATTATTCATTTGTTCATCATAGAATTTGATTTTGTTTTTGTCTTCCATAAAATCCTCACTACCTTGTTTTGCACCACCGATTGGTTGTGTCCGCCAGTGCGGAATATAAAAGGTAGGATCATCTTTTACGTAACGACGGGATACCTCATTTTCAGTGAGTCCCACTTTGTGCTTGAACAACTGTGTGCGAATTGACACAGGAGCCTTGACGCGAAGAGTGATCTGCGGATGTGAGAATGGAGTCCAGTGCTTGTGTTTGGCAAGATACCGAATCAATTTTTCATCTTTTTCGTCAAGTTTTTGGATCATATCTGAAGTGAAGTGACACTCAGATTCTTTCAGCCGTTTCTCGGCTTCGAGATCAATGGTCCACTGCGACTCTTTGTTGAATGAGACTCTAGCAGCGTTTACCACTGTAAGATCAGATCCCATATAATCAATTAGATTAACATTTCCTTCACCAATTACATTCATCCGGCTTTACCACATCTCATAAAATTAATAAGTGTCCATAAAATTTTACCAATCATCGGATCAATCCTTCCTTCCAAAACTCATCCGCGAGTTTATACTGTTTGTCCTCGGCTTCTTTCTCACCGTCATCCTCCCACTCACCACGCACCCATTGATAAACGTGAACGAGTTCGTGCATTAGTGTTGCAAGGAAGTCACGAAGGTACTGATCGGTGGCGATGCTAACGCTATAAATTTTTAAACTGTAGTCAACTTGAAATGACTCACCCCAACACTTTAGGTTTGTAGAATTTGTAAGATTCATTTTGATAGTCATCTCTGGATCTTGCATATTGTATTTGTCTAAGAACCAATCAGATGCAACATCAACAATTTGACGATACTCAATGGTGTGGTCAATAGAATATAGACCGTGCATAATATGTGTTTTCAAATTTTCCATCTTACTGTTGTCTTCTCCCACTGTCCCAAGTTTGCTTGTGCAAGGATTCCATCATAAGTGTGTTCATCAATATATTCAACAATATTATCAATACTTTTTCCCGACAAAACCACATCGTTGATATCTTTTTCTTCAAGACGTTCGGGGATGAAAACTTTGTGTCCTTTTGCAATCAGGTTTCTCATCATCTCCACGATCTCAACGCTTCGTGGTTCGTTGTCCATCACAAAAACAATGTCCGTGTTCTTCAACTTGGCTGGAAGGTTGACTGACTTCGCAGCACCCACCATCGCAATCGCATTCGGCAAAAACATAGAATCAAACGGACCTTCGGTGACATAGATTCTTTCATTCACGTTCACCTTGTGAAGATTGTAAAACAATCGTTCGTGTTCCGGTGATTTGATCGTGATGTATCTTCGTGCAGACTTTCCGATGGCTCGTCCTTGTATACCGATCATACAACCGTCATCATCATAGAAAGGAATAACAATCCTTTCCTCTGGTTGTAGGAAAATTTTTGGATCAATCTGACGAGCCACTTTACCAAAGTCTTTGGCGAAGAATAGTTCATCCAGTTTCGGAATCTGTCTCCCCTCCAGATATTCCCTTGCAGGATGGTCTGGACAAAGATCAGAAATCTTGATTAGATTTTTAACCTTTGCAACAGGTTTAAACTTTTCATTGATTCCAGTAGATGTGATCCCGTGAGTTTCAATCTTCTCACCAGACTTTTCTTTCAACCACTCAAGCCTAAACTCTGAGTGTAATGCGGGGCTGACGGTTTCCAAAAACTTGGAAAGACCCATCGCTGCACCACAGTTGTGACACTTGTAATAATACCTACCTTGACGCTCATAAAAGAATCCACGTTTCTTGTGTGGGTTCTTCTTTGAATCACCACATATTGGACATCTACAATTGGCAAGAGTAGCCTTCTGCCAAGCGAATCTGTCTAATTGTGATGAGACAAGGTTTATGTATTTTTTATCAAGAAAGGCGACCACGGCGGTTCTTGTTCACGTTTTCACGAAGTTGCTTGCGTGAACCGGAACGCTTCCAGTCATTCGCCCATTGTCGCCACTCTTCCAACTCGTCACGGTCAATGCCGCGAAGGTGGTTGCGTGGGTCTTTGTATGGGTCATATCTACGATTATAATTTCTTTCAGACATCTTCAAACCTCAATGTGTTAAATTTACTTTTACTTGACTTAAACTTATCGTCAAAGTTTCTTCCATCGTAACCAGCAGAGTCTACCAAATCGTCTGCATCCTGTCCAGCATTTTGCAGATTAATTTCGGCATTGCTAACATCAAACAACTTCATCTTCCCTCTATTTATTCCAACTACAAATTTTCTATTTGACGCTACGTCATTGTAACGATTCTTCAGTTGTTTTATCATAATTTTGCCTTGCTCCTCCAACTCCTCGGTGGAGATAAGACCAAACATCAGGTCGGCTGTCGCAGGCAAACCGAAAGATTCAGAAGTGTCTTCCAACCCAAAATCGTTAGACGAAAAGCCTGTTCGGTTCGTTTGTGTGGCTGTGAAGATCGGGACATCCCACTCCACTGCCAACCCACGAAGTTCTTCTGCAATCGACTTAATGTACATATATGAATTTGTGTTTCCTCCTGCTTTGAATCTGGATGATGCACAAATATTCAAATAATCAATAAAGATTACATCTGCTTTAAAGTTCTTTTTCAGTTTAAGTTCTTCAAGCAGATGTCTAAAATGATTGGCATTTGCGGTTGCTGTCGGATATTCTTTAACAATAATTTTTGCTTTAATATTTTCCTTTACCCGACTTAACTTTTTATCATATGAAACTTTTGGCAAGTGCCGAAGTTCATCCATCGTGAGATCCATCAGGTTTGCATCAATTCTTTCTGCGATTCTTTCCTCTGCCATTTCACAGGTGATGTAAAGAACATTCAGATTAGATGCGTAACAAGCCGCAGCGTGGTGACACATAAACAAAGATTTACCAACACCTGTACCAGCAAGAATCACATTCAGAGTCTTGTTCGGCACACCACCGTTTGTGATCTTGTTGAAAAGATCCAAGTCAAACGGTGTCTTGTGTTCTACCTTATGATAGAAGTCAAAGCGGTCATCGGCATCTGAGATGTAGTCGTGACCAATCTGCTCATCAAACGAAACTGAAAGTGCGTCGGACAAAATATTTGGAATAGCATTCTTTGTTTCATTCTTAGACTTTCCATCAATAATTTCAATCGACCGAAGAATCGCATTGTAGACTGCTTTGTCTTTGCAAAACTTTTCAGTCTGGTCCATCAACCACTCATTGTCCACAGGATCAAGTGTCTCTGTGAGTGACTTGATAATGATGGATGTATCTTTGTAAGATTGCTCCGTCATACCTCCACGGTCATCCAATGCAATAATTAGAGCATCACGATTTGGTGGACGATTGTATTTGTGGATGTGATCACGAATGATATTATAAACTATTCGTTCGTTTCTATCCTTGAAATATTCTTCATCTAGAAATGGTACTACTCTTCGAGTGTAGTCTTCATTCTGAATCAGATTCTTCAGGATGATGGTTTCCATTGTCTCCATCAAAACCGCCTTCTTCTGTGTGGTGTTCTAACAATTCAACAAGAATGTCACCGATGACCTCTTTGAAGTCATCATTATCCTCGACTACCTCTTCATTTTCAAGAACAAAGTAGTCAAAATATAATCGACACTCACCTTCACGTTCATCAAATCCTACTTTACCATAGTTTAAAATAACATCTTTGTATTTGCCATCGTCAATACGAATGGCTGCGGCTGCTGAATTTTTACCTTCAACAATTGTATACTTAGTCGGCATCTTCAACCTTAATTTCTTCAACTACATCTTCAACTGATGAACCATATTTAAATTCTTTTGCAACTGCAATTTCAAGTTGTTCCATCACAGAATCAGTGAAATACTTTTCAGGATTTTCATTGATTTGCTTTTCGTAAATCTTCTTACCATCAGGAAGTTCAATACGAGTCGAAACTTTATTAAACACTCCGTGCTTCACAGCGATGTCGGTCAACCCGTAATAAGGTGAAAGACCAGACTCATAGTTCAACAAAGTTTCTGCTAGAGAGTTTTCTTTGGTGACACGAGACTTGTGCAGTTTGCACTTGATGATATTGCCGACCACATCCGTACCATCCTTGACCTTCTTCTTGGACAAGAACACGATTGTGCCTGCATTGTATTTCAGACCAGAGCCACCGGACATCTCTTTCATCGGGACGTAAGACCCAACGACATCATAGGTGTGGTTTGTAATCAGCAGCGGAATACCAGCCGATCCACACTTGACGGTGAGCGTTCGGAAAGTTGCCTTCAACGCTTGGGCTTTTGTCATATCACGAACATTCTTGCCGCTCGCAGTGTCT